ACACCGAAGAGGATGTTGCGCTGTCTTTGAATATTAACGAAATACACGTTACTCATAATCCAGATCATAGTAAAGAGATAGAACTAAGCAAAGAGTATAGTATAATCATGCGCTATCCAACCGTAGACGGTCTTAAAGCACTCATGCCAGAAGAAGTCGATGGTAAAGAAGAATCGGAATCACAAATAGTATTCAGATCAATGATAGCATGTATCGACTCCCTCGTTAATAATAACACTGATGAAGTTTTCAAGTTCTCTGATTTCAGTGATAAAGAGATTACAGAATTTGTCGATCAGTTCACATCTGATACTGTCACCGGAATGCAAAAATTCTTTAAGACTGTACCGCACATGAGTTGTGCAATCGCATATAAAGATAACACTGGTAAGGATAAGACCTTCAATATGGAGGGTATGGAAACTTTTTTTACGTAATGTTGAGTCACAACAGTCTAGCACTGTATTACCAAAATATCTTTGCAATGGCTCAACACTATAAATATCAGATAAGCGAGATTGAAAATTTAATACCATATGAGCGTGACCTTTACTTGGATATGTTACTTGACTTTATAGAATCAACAAAAAATAACAGGAGTTAACATGGCTAAGAAATTAGAAAAAGGTTCGAAACTAGAATCAGCAGATATGGATGGTGACGGCATTGTCACAGATGAGGAACTTGATATGCAAGAACGAATGATTATGCTTGAGAATGAGGATAAGAAACAGGATGCACAGCGTAATATGGCATGGTTTGCTTTATTCGGTATGTTACTGTATCCTTTTGCAGTAGTGATCGCTTCATTAGTTGGACTAGAAAGTGCTGGAAAAATCTTAGGTGACATAGCACCCACATACTTTGTATCAGTTGCGGCTATTGTAGCGGCATTCTATGCAAAAGAAGCAATCGGCAAGTAAGGTAAACCCAAATGGCCAAGAAACCGCAAGTAGTGAATCTATCGAAAGAGACGATGGATCAAATTGCTCCAGCACTGCAATCTATGAGGGACTCCCTTAGAAATCAAACACGACTTCTATCGGATACTTTTAAGCTACAGCAGACGTCCATTCAAGACGGCGAAAGACGGGCTGCATTACAGCAATCCAGCTTGTTAACTCCCGAGACAGCTACATCATCTATATCATCCGAATCTTCATCTGAAGCGGCTGCAAAAGCCGGTGGTGGTTTAGGTATTGGAGGCATCTTCGGTAAAGCTATGAGTGGGTTCGGTATCGGAGGCGGTGCGTTAATGGCCGGAGCTGGAATACTACTTATGGGTGGAGGCCAGATTCTTGAGCAATTAGCTAACTTTGATGGTAAGAAGATTAGAGCCAATGTAGGAGAACTTCTTGCTATTCAAGACGATTTTGGAAGTGCAGGAACATTCTTTGCAAAAGGTGGCACCTTCACGGTCACTATGTCAATGATCGGTCTAGGACTAGGTGCTTTTTCCATTGGTGCAGGCGCTGCCATTGCGCTCGACAAATGGGAAGGAGATGGTAAATGGGTAGATAACATAAAAACTAATGTTGATAATCTACTAGGATTGGCTGATTCGGACGCTGTGACTATAAAAAACGTTGCAGGGTTTTCTAGTACTATGTTAGCTATGGGCTTAGGCTTGGCAGCATTTGCTCCAGGTGCCGCTATTCTTTCTAAATTTGCAGATAGTACTACTTGGGCAACTAACACTAGCGCCAACGTAGAAACACTACTAGGTACAGATGTACAGTCAACTTCTGCTGGTGATATTGCAGACTTTGCGGGAACTATGGGTGGGTTAAGTTTAGGACTCATAGCATTCTTACCTGGTGCGGCTGCTGGTGCGGCTGTAGGCACATTCTCAAAGACTTTGTGGGCTAGTGACATTAAGGATAATGTCGAGAAGCTACTCGAAATACCAGATTTAAAAAATGCGTCTTGGGCAGGAACTGGATCGTTCCTTCGTACAATGTTTGGACTATCAGCTGGTTTAGCCGCTTTTGCTCTAGGCAAAGGTCTAGAAGGAACGGCAGAGGTAGGACAAGAGGGATTATCATACTTTACTGATCAAGCTGGCTGGGCAGAACGAGTTAAGACTGAGGTAAAAACTCTACTATCAATAGCAAGTTTAAAAGGAGTGGGTAGTGATACTGCCGGCTTTGTTACAACTATGGGTGGTTTGAGTCTAGGTCTTGCCGCATTTGCTTTAGGCAAAGGTGTAGAAGGTGGTGCGACTGCATTTCAGGGAATACTATCTAAGTTCACTGGAACTGAGCCATTTGCAGACAGAATTAAATCTGAAGTAGATACTCTATTAGGTATTACGTCTACCAATAAAAACGACGGTGCCATGTTCAACACCGCAATGGGTAACATCTCAAAAGGCTTGTTAAAGTTTTCTGGTGGTGAATTTGGAGCATCTTTCGTAGGTGTTGGCTCTAGCATACTTAACTTCTTAAGTGGTGATAAAAGCCCTATAACAAAAATAAAAGAAATCGCAGATAATGCTGATCAGTTGACTAAAGGAGCTACAGCAATAGGATCAATCGCTGATAACTTAAACAAGTTTCAATCGATCACCTTTGACGGTGGGAAATTTGATATAAAATCTTTTGCTGATGATCTATTAGAAGCAGTACCTATCATTGAAGGTGCAGTAATGGGATCTCCTGGTGGGTATCTATGGGGCAAAGAGATTAAAGGACTAGCTTCACCCGAGATTGATTATGAAGCCGCAAGACAAAACATATTTAAACTAAGAGATATTATGGGATTAGATGCTAGAGGTTCAGTCCCTTCAGCCGCAAATGAAGACGCAACTGTAAATAAAGCTTCTAACATAGCTGTTGGTCCCACAACAATAATTAACAAAGCTGGCGATGTATACAATGGCGGTAATAAAACCGATGTAATAAACAACGTTCTCAAGCCAGGCAGTCTAGCAACAAGCCAAGGCGGCTTTTCTAATTAAAAAAAAGGGGATGCGATTAAGCACCCCCTTCTCCCCTATGCTAGTAGAGATTACTCTTCAGCTAGACTCTTGAAAAAATCAAGTGAATCATCAGCATCAGAACTATCGTCTGCCGTCTGCATAGTCGGTGATGGACTCGCAACAGTTACCGGAGCAGGTTGCTCTTTAAACTTAGGAGTGAAATCCATCGCCGTATTGTCGTCCTCGGCAGTTGAGCTGGGTGCGTGTTTACTGCCATCAAGTCCTAGAACCTTATACAATTTAGCTTTCAGTTCATTGTAAGACTTGAAGTTTTTAGGGTCGACAATATCGGACAGGGAATGCTCTTTGCCCCAAACTTCTTCTAAAGCATCTTCTGATACTGCTGTACCAGATGAATCACTCAACTGTGCAGTTGAAGAGAACTCAGACTTATCGTAGTTACGATAGCCCTCTACTTGACGAATTTTAAGTTTGAAGTCAGCGCCTTCCCAGAAGTCAAATGGGTTAATCGGATCTTCATCAGCAAACTGAGGATTCATAGCATCGTTCAGTTTGTCAAAGATTTTCTTACCAAATTTATACAGATAGACTTGACCTTCACGAGAAGGGTTTGCGCTATCTTGTACGATGTAGATGTTCGCAGTGTACGACAACCTGCGCTTCTGCTTACGAGCAGTTTCTTTATCTTCATCATGACCAGAATTCCACAGCTTAGAGTTATACTCTGAGACTGGATCATCTTGACCTAAAGTTGTAAGAGAGTTTTCGATGTACCAACCACCGGGTCCTTGAAAGCCATGGTCCCACGCACGAACGAAGGGCATATCTTCACCTGACGGTGCTGGTAAAAAACGAATCACTGCATAACCATTGCCGGCTTTATCTACTTCTGGTTTCCAGAAGCGGTCATCGCCTTTGTTGTTATTGGGTGATCCCATCTTCTGTAACTGAGAATTCAGTTTATCGAAAGATGAAGTGCGAGCCTTCTTTAAGGCTGAGAATGATGTTGTCATAATTGTATTCCTATATATTTACGGTTTATGTTACGTTGTATTACGATTTGTATTACGTTGTATACAGCTAGTATTGTACTATATTGCGTTGTATTTGTCAAGACATATTTTACGCATTTTCGACTTATCGTAAGATAAAAATGGCTTATATTTCTTAACTGTCTTATTTATACTCGGGTAAACTATGGTATCATTGATAGCTTTGTCCCAGTACTTGAAGCATCCTGTCAGATCATCTAAGATGACTAGAGTTTCGATGCATAGTTGCCTCATGTTGAAGAGCTTAAGTATACGAGGATACTGTCCATTCTCTACAATGAAGTTTTGGTTAAAGTCTTCGTACATCTCATCAAGATCATTCTTGAATATGTATGACAAGGACTGTTGCCGTTTTTGCCACTCAGTATAGTTCGTATCTGCATCTTCACTATCTACTAAGTTGCCTATCCAAATGTCAGGGTTTACGATCAAATTTGCTAACACAAAGTTTTTCGAGTCCTTACGCTTAGATAGTTTATAGAAGAAAAACTTATCTCTTCTGTTCTCAAAGCTATCAACACTTAACCGCATCTTTCCACCATACTTAACAAAATCGTAAGATGTGGTAAAATGCTTTCTCATCGCCATGTAGTAACTGTAGAGATCAAAAGCATCCCTTGTTGAATACTGTGACGATGAGTTGGTCATACTGGTAGCCGTACGAGTCTTTCGACCATGTTAAGTTCTTCAGCTTCCTTATATATCTCAGCTTTTAGAACTGGTGATCTTCGAATTATCTCTCCGATAACTTCAACTTCTAACTGATTTCTATCAGCGTAATCAATAACGGCATCGATGTATGGTACACCAGCGGCGATATGTTTAGAAATCTCAGTCATAATACGTTGAGAATTTAGTTTGTTCAAGATTTCAATCTCTTGTTTCTGTTCTGAAATTTTCATATCCTCCCTATCCGTTAAGTGTTTTAATACCAAGAGCCCAGTTCTCAGCCGCATCTTCAGCGTACAATTGACTTTTCCCTGCAAAGACTTCAGTCTTGACAGGCTCAACTCCACCCATATAATACTCTACTGAGTAGACTCCATTTACTTCGATGACTTCTGCTCTAGGAGCTTGATCACCTTCTTTGTAAAAAGTTTTTATAATGGTCATAATGTATCTTCTCTTTTTATTCCGATACATGTATTATAGCATCGAAATGGGCTCCTGTCAAGTGTTATTTGACACTTTCTAGTAGTGCTTCTATCTCCTCAATTTCGGACACTAATTCACTCATATTCTGTTTGTGGTAGATACGAGCCATTTTACCTAGATATTTTTTTGGAATACCAACATCGTCTTCTAAGGAGATGATTGCTTCTTTGACAAAATCACGTTCCGCTTCTTGTCGAAGGTACGAGTTACTGATTTCGTCCATACAGTCTTTGATGCGCTTTTTATCTACATCGCTTGAGGGTAGTATAATTCCTGTCATAATTTATTCACCATGTTATGTTACATTAATATTAAGTTGGTGCGTTGAGGTGCACCAAGCCTACTCTTCTAGAATATTCCCTATTCTTCTAGAATTTAAATGCGGCACCGATAGCGATATCGCCTCGATTCCACTTATCATCATATGAAACTTTTGCTGTCAATGTTGTATCAACGATAGACACTGCATCAAGATCATAGTTCATGCCAAACTCAACTCCTGTGTACTTTACGTCACGCAGATTCAGTTCATGCATCTCAGCATAAAAATCTACTTTAGGCAATGCACTTGGATTGTACGTTGCTTCGATTTCGTATGTAGACGTCCATGTTTGACTGTCTGTATTATACCATGTTTCGACTGTGTTGTCAAGTGCAAGTGTCGGGCTTAGGTCTACTGCGAATGCAGTGTTTGCAGTCATCATAGCGGCTGCGGTGAGGGATACTAGTTTCATATAGGTTCTTTCTCTATTGTTTCGTTTAACTTTAAAAGTGCCAGTTTCTGTTGACAGGTACTGGCGAACCCCGTACAACTATGCCGCTAGGGC